GTCATTTGTGCCGCAGTGGTTTTTCGGCCGGGAAGGACCCGCATTCAATCGCGACCGCTGCACGCTGGGGCATCTCCGCAAAAAAGACGGGGTGTCCGATCGCTCGCGACACCCCGAACTAGCGAGGGAGAAACATGGCCGCAAGCGAAAACGACTCCGCTTGCGCGCGCAATTTACGGAACTACCTGCGTCGTGTGAAGAGGATCCTCGTGCCTAGTGGCACGCGAGCCATCATTTCAGCATGTAGATCAAGTAGTTTGTGCATCGGCTCGTAGGCGATGCGCTCGCGCCTACCAGAAGCGAGACTGCGCACGTAGCTCCCGCTGAGTCCGATGAGTTCGCCGATGCGCTCGCAGTCGACGCCGCAGCAGTCGCGGAGGTCGGTGATGAGGTACTTCGGGTTCACCGGCCGACCTCTCCTCTTATGCTATAGACCCCACCTGTCCAACCTGTCCAACCTAAATCCTCGCGCGTGCGATCGCGCCCGCGCGCGCGCGCGTACGCGTGGGTGTTGGACAGGTTGGACAGGTTGGACGGCTAGAGGGGGAAGACCAGCGAGGAAGGTCGGACAGGGTGTTGGACAGGTTGGACGGCCTGCCAGTCACGGAGATCCTCCGCCATGCTGCTTCCAGGCCCTGGTTCTGTCCACGACCGACGACAAAGGTTCCTCGTAGTGCCAAACGCGCGCCCCGGCCGCGGAGCCGCGCACTTTTCCCCAACCCAGCTTACGCATGCAAATCCCGACGCGGGTCGCCATCTGGCGCGCGCCGTCGATCTTGCCGACCTCGATCTTAAGCCCGTCGGTGAGCAGCTCGTCCATCTCGAGTCGGAGGGGCTCGGCATGCGTTACCTCCTTGCAGCGGCGCGCGACATAGCGGCTCAGGATCGCCTCCCACGGATCGCCGATCTCGCGCCGCTCCTGCTCGAGCGCGAAGTGCTGGCGCTCGATCGCCGGCGGCGGGTAGCGTCTGCAGCCCTGACGGTAGCGCACCACCGCTTCGCCAAGAAGCTGGTCACGCACGGCCGCGAGCTCCTCGTGGCGTGGATCGGTGACGGCGAGCGGCAGGAAGCGCGTGTTGCCGCTCGGGTCCTTGAAGTATTCGTTCTGGTTCGTCGTGCCGCCGAACACCGTCTGGCGCGGCCAGTCGCGCGTCGCGCGCTCGTAGGGTGCGCGATAGCGGTCGACGCGCGAGGACAGGAACGACTTGACGCGCGTTGCGTCGGCGCGGGAGAAACTGTCGAGCTCCGCGAACTCGTACAGCCACACCCCGCGGAGCGCCTCGTAGGCGTCCTTGCTGTGAAGATCGAGGGGCGTGTCGCTGAACCACGGCTGCGCAAGCGCGCGCAGCGCTGCCGACTTGCCGCGGTTCTGGGCGCCCTCGAGGATGAGGACGCTGCGCATCTGGCAGCCGGGCTCGAACACGCGCGCGACCATGCCGAGCAGGAAGTAGCGCCCGGCGAGCATCGAGTAGATCGACAGCGGCACGTTCAGGTACTCGACGAGCCACATCCGGAGGCGCCGCGCACCGTCCCACGCCAGCGCGGCGCGGTTGAGGTCCTCGCGTACCGGATGGAAGGTCAGCGTCTGCGCCGCGGCGGTGACGCCGGCGTGGACGGCCTCCGGCTTGAGCACCAGGCGGTCGTCCGGACGCTGCTGCGCGAGCCAGAGCCCGAGCGCCATCTCGTGATGCGACTCCCACGGGCCGGGCTTGAAGGCCTGCGCCGCCTCGATCTCGGGGGCTTTGACGATGCAGATCCGGTTCCCGAACTCGTCGAGCGCGATCGTGCCCGCCCACGCTGGATGATGGCGCAGCAGAAGCGCGACGTTCTGCCAGCACGGCAGCGGGCGCAGCTCCCCGTCGCGGTCTTTCTTCAGGATGAGCTGGCGGCGCCATTCGGCGATGGTGGCAGAAAAGTCGAGCGTGTCGGGCGTTGTCGAAGGCATCGGCCATCGCCGTCACGCGGTCAGCGGCTCGCGATCGAGCTCGTCGATCGTCTCGCGCATCATCGCGAGCCACGCCAGCGCCTCCCAGTGCACCAGGCGGCGGGGTCGCGCGGCGCGCACCGCGGCCGTCATCGCCCCGACGCGGTCGGTGTAGATGACGATCACGTCGAGGTCGAGCAGCATCGACAAGTCGCGGCGCTGCGTGGGCGGATCGCAGACGAGCGCGAACCAGTCGAGGCGTTGCCGGACGAGCTCGGCGATGCGCCAGTCGTCGGTGACGGCCACAGGGAAATCAGGGCGCGCGCCCGCGCGCCGCAGATCCAGGAGGGCCTTGCCGAAGGCGGGGAGCTTCACTCGTCCACCGCGCGTTTTCGCACGTTAACGGATGTTGTCGCGCGCGCAAATCGGGCTGCTGTCACCTTCACGGCATGCGCCTCGCCCAGCAACGCGCGCGTCAGGATTTCCCTGGCTGCCTCGCCCAGATCTTTGTCGTCGACCGCCGCAATGAGCCGGAGGGCCTCGTAGGCATCCTCCGGGAGCCGCACCTGGACGGCTTTCAGGTCAAGGGCCATCAGGTCTGCTAGATCGAGGCGCGTTCCTGCGCGCGAAAGTACGCAGCCAGTTTCTCGATGTGGCTCACGCCCGGATCCTTGATCTCGCGGCGGGCGATTTTCTCGAGCGTGCGGCGCGAGACGCCGGTAGCCGTTGCGATCGCCGCCCACTGGCCGCGGGCGTCCAGCAACCGATCAACGACGAAGTCGTGGAGGGATTCCATGTTCGACAATCCTAAACCCGTTTTCGGGTTTCCGCAACCCGCTAACGGGTCTCCAGTGTCGGTAATCTGCCACCCGCGTATGGGTGACACGAAACGGCGGAAGGTTCCGGGGTTCATGCGGCAAGTGCTCGCGCAGAATGTCTCGGCGCTGATGGAGATCCACTACCGCGGATCCAGCAATAAGCCCAAGGCACTGGCCGCTGACGCCGGCGTATCACTTTCAACGATCCAGCGGATGCTCGACCTTGAAGCAGGTGCCAGCATGGACACCATCGAGGCCGTCGCCGGGGCCTTCCAGCTCTCCTCCTACCAGCTTCTCGTGCCGGGCCTGAACGCCGGCAACCCCCAAGTGGTGAAGGGCGCGACGAAGGAAGAGGAGCGCCTATACCGGATGTGGCAGTTGCGCCGCTCGCAGCCGATCAAGATCATTTCTTAACCCCCGGCGCCCGCCGGGCGATTCCGCCAAGTAGTTCCTGTGCCGCCGGCCACGCAGACCCATTTGCGGGTTGACTAGACCCGTTTTCGGGTCTATCCTACCTCCCATCGACACCGCCCGAGTGGCAGATAGGGAACGCGATGGGACACAGCAGCAGCCCACGGCAAGCCGCAGTTGAGCGCGCAACCGACACCGCACGCTCCGCGCTGACTCGCACTCGCGTCATCGCCGGCCGCCCGGTTTTCTCGGCGCCACCCGAGCGCAAGCCCACCGTGCTCGACGCGATGCGCATTCTGCGCGCCGACCGCGAGGCCACGCGCAATCCCTGGTTCGACCCCGCCAGTAACGAGCGCACGCTCGCCGCCGCGTTCGCCGATCGGGTGCTGCTCATCGTCTGCCTGACGATTGGCCTTCTCCTCTTGGCCGACTTCGTCGCGCCCGATCTCGCCGCCTCGATCAGCGGTGCGCTGAGCGTGATGGTGGCGCGATGACCAGACTCCCCAAAGGCCACCGCTCCTGCCTCGATCCGGCTTTCCGCTACACGCCGGCCGGCGCGACCGACATTCAGCGCACCTTCGCCCGCATCCGCCGCCAGCAGCGCGAGGCGGAGGCCGAAGCCAAGGCCGTCGCGGAAGAGATCGCGCGCGTGGTCAAACCGCTTGCCAGGGCGCGGGCATGACTGCCGCCCGCCGCATCGTGATCGAGCGCACCAGCCGGCACGCCGGCGCGTTCGTCGCGGAACTCAGCGTGCACCTACACCCGCCCTACGGGTTGTGGCGGGTGCTCTTCGGCGGTAGGATCATCGGGCAGCAACTCTCGGTGCCTAGCCTGGACGACTGCGAACGCATGCTGTCGGTGCCGGAGGCGCCGGCGGCGGAAGGCGCCGCTGCGCTCACGCCGGACGCGATCCGGCGCCGTCGCGGCGTCGAAGCGAGTGCGCTGGCACACCGCAATCGCACGGCGAAGGCGCCACGGTGAAGCGCACGCGCCTCGCCGACCAGCTCGATGGGGCCCAGGCGGCACTCGGGCTTCTTGCCGCGGACCCCAACCTGCTCACCCCTGCGCAGGCCTTCCCGCACATGTCGATCGCGAGCCGCATGACCTTCGAGCAGGCGATGGCCGACATCGCGATCGCAAGGTGCGTGCGCAACTACACCGACGCGCTCAACGCGAGCCGGCTGCGCGCGCGGAAAGCGGCGCCTTGATGCACGCGATCGAGTGCGACTACGCGCTCGGCGACCGCGTGCACGTCGTGCCGCGCGGCGGCAGCGGGTTCGTGGGCGCCATCCTCATCACCGGCTATGGCACGCATTACCGCGTCGATCTCGACGACGGGCACGTCGGCGCGTTCCGGGCGAGCGAGCTCGAGCCACTGGTGGTCAATGGGGTGGAGGTCGCGCCGTGAACGCGCAGCATCACCTGGTACAGGCGGTGCTCGTCACGCTCTCCGCCGCGGCGATCACCCTCCTCGCCATGCCCTACCCGTACCACTCCTGGGGCTACGCCGTCGGCCTCGCCTCGCAGCCGGCGTGGTTCGCCGCGACGTACCGCGCGAAGCAGTGGGGCATGCTGATCCTCTCCGGCTACTACACCGTCGCCTGGTCCGTCGGAATCATCAACCACTTTCGGCCATGAGCATCGCTCAGTGAGTTACGCTGCTTTCATCGAGCGCAAAACTCAAATCGGCACGGACGATGTGTGAGCCAGCCAATCCATCGGAGAGACCGCATGAACGCGCCCACCACGATCACCACCCCGCCCGCCATCGGACAGCCCTACGAAGGCGGCATCTACGCCGGCCTGACGGTCCACGAGAACGCCGTCTATCACCTGATTCTGCTGCCCGGCGACACGAGTGCAACGTTGGCCAAGGCTGGCGAGTGGGCCAAGGAACAGGACGGCGAGCTGCCCTCGCGCGTCGACCAGCTCGTGCTCTGGGAGAACCTGCGCAGCAAGTTCACGGCTAATTGGTACTGGTCGTCGGAGCCGTACGCCGGCAACGACGCCTACGCCTGGTGCCAGGACTTCGGCGACGGCAACCAGGACGGCACCCACGAGGGCTACGAGCTCCGCGCCCGCGCCGTCCGCAGAGTGCCCATTTCGCCCTTCGCCGATTCACCCATTCACGGAGCGCGCACGATGACCGCCGCAGCAGCACCCGAAGCGCACACGACAATCGCTCTTCAGTCGGCCGCGGCGCCCGCCGGCTTCCTCCCCCTACCGCGAATCGGACAGCCTTTCCCAGACCAGGGTGGCGTCTACGCAGGCGACGTGCGCGGCGATGACGGTCAGCCCGACTACCACCTGATCCTCGCCGATTGGGCAGAAGACACTAAGACGCGAAATTGGAAAAGCGCTAAGGCCTGGGCGAGCGCCCTGATCGGGTCGGACAAGCACGCCGACTATGGCCTCCCGACGCTCCGCGAGCAGGCGATCCTCTTCGGCAACCTGAAGGACCTGTTCAAGACGGATGGCTACTGGTCATCGGAGATCTTAGCCGGCGACGACGCCTCCGCCTGGTGCCAGCTCTTCCACAACGGCGACCAGGACGACGACCCCGAGGACAACGAGCTCCGCGCACGCGCCGTCCGCAGAGTGCCTATTGAGTAATTTGCCCCTTCAGTAATTCCGATGGCCCTGCACAGCGAGCTCCCGATCTACCAGGTCGCCTACGACCTGAGCGAGCTCGCGATCGACCTCGTGCGCAACATGCCGCGCGACGTCAAGGGGGTCATCGGGGGCGAGCTCCGCGACCAGTGCCTGCGCCTGGTCGTGCTCATCTACCGCGCCAACGTCGCCAGGGACAAGGTCCCACATCTGTCCGAGCTGCTCGAACGGGTGCAGCTCGCAGAGCTCCTCCTGCGCCTGTCGCGCGATAAGCGCTTCGTCTCGACGACGCAGTACGCCCGCGCGATCGCGCTCACCGCCGCGATCGGCAAGCAGGCCAACGGATGGCGCAAAGCTTCCGCATCGTCGCCTGTTGCGTGACCGTCATGGCGGCCACGCCCGTGCGGCTTTTGATCTGGCCGTGCCGCTGGCTCACGAGGCCACCGCAATGCGCGTGACGGACACCGCCGGCAACGGCCGGGCCTGGTCCGGCGCAGTCACCGCACCGAGCGATCGGCGCGGTGACGTGAATCGCACGAACGACCGCCGTACGCCGGCAACGACGCCTACGCCTGGTACCAGAACTTCAACAACGGCAACCAGAACAACAACCACAAGGACAACAAGCTCCGCGCACGCGCCGTCCGCAGATCCAGCCGATGCGGGCTTCTCCTTCGAGGACCTGGTCGCGGCCTACTTCGACTGCCGCACCAATAAGCGCCGCTCCCCGAGCGCCCTCGCGTTCGAGCGCGACCTCGAGCGGAACCTCGTCGAGCTCCACGCCGAGCTCGCCGGCGGCACCTACCGGCCGGGTCGCTCGATCTGCTTCGTCATCCTGCGGCCCAAGCCGCGTGAGGTATGGGCCGCCGCCTTCCGCGACCGCATCGTGCACCACCTGCTCTACAACAGGATCGGCGAGCGCTTCGAGCGCACCTTCATCGCCGATAGCTGCGCCTGCATCGAGGGCCGGGGTACGCTCTACGCGGCCCGCCGCCTCGAGGCGAAGGTCGGCAGCATCACGCGCAACTGGCAATGCGGCGCGTACTACCTCAAGGCCGACCTCGCGAATTTCTTCATCAGCATCGACAAGCGCATCCTGGGCAAGCTGCTCGATACCAGGATCCGGGAGCCACACTGGCGAGAGCTCGCCCGCCTGGTGCTCTGGCACGACCCGCGCACCGGCGCGCTCGTCCAGAGCCCGCCTGACCGCCTGGCGCTCATCCCGCCACACAAGCGGCTGGACAGCCAGCCCGCGCATCTCGGCCTGCCGATCGGCAACCTGTCCTCGCAGTTCTTCGCGAACGTCTACCTCGACGTCCTCGACCGCTTCGTCAAGCACGAGCTCCGGGCGGAGCACTACATCCGCTACGTCGACGACTTCGTCCTGCTGCACGCATCGCCCCAGCAACTCAACGCCTGGCGAGCCGCGATCGCAGCCTTCCTGTCAGAGGCGCTTGGCGTCCGGCTGAACGACAGCAAGACCATCCTGCAACCCATCGCCCGCGGCATCGACTTCGTCGGGCAGGTCGTCAAGCCTTGGCGTCGGACCATCCGCCGGCGCACCGTGCATGCCGGCCTGCAGCGTGCCGTTAGTACCGACACACCGTTCGAGACCGCGAACAGCTACTTCGGCCTGCTCCGGCAGGCGACGCACAGCCACCGCGATCGGGCACGCCTTGCGAACGTCGTCCGCCGGCGAGGTCTCTCCGTCGATCACAACCTCATCAAAGCTCACCGCGGGGCCTGAATTCATGCCGCTATGGCGCGTCCTATACCTCGCCGAACGGTACGGCCGGATGCGCCTGCGGTTGCCTGAGATCGGCGAGCAGTTGGGGCTCTCACCGCAGACCATCCGCAACCGGAAGTCAAAGGGCGACTTCCAGTGGATCAAGGCCGACGGGCGCGAGCTTTTCGCGGACGTCGCCGACGTCGCTGCTTATCTCGAGCAGCAGCGTACTTCGCGTGAAGAGCGTCCGGCGTGACCGCGATGTAGATCTCGTGGGCCTCGTCGCTGCGATGCCCCGAGATCGCCTTGCGCTCGTGCTGATCGAAACCCATCTCGCGCAGCCGGCTGTTCGCCTCGCGGCGTAGGTCATGCAGCCGCAGGTCCGGAATCCCGAGCGCCCTGGTCGTCTCCGTGACCGCGTCCGTCATCGCCTCGCGCGACACCGGGAAGATTCTGTCGTCGCCGCGGGGCTGCCGCTGCACGATCGCCCAGGCCTCCCCCAGGAGCGGCACCCACTCGTCGCGGGCCTCGATGCGCCGCGGATGCTTGCGCTGCCGCACCAGTACCGCCCTGCGCTTGGGATCGACATCCGCCCAGGCAATTCGGGCGAGCTCGCCGCGGCGCAGCGCCGTGATCACTGCCACGCGGACCGCGTCCGCGATGACCGGGTTGCGCTTTTGGAGCGCGGCGGTGAGGCGGGCGAGCTCGTCGTTAGTCGGCCGCCTGGACCGCCTGGCGCCGCCGGAAATGAGCTGCAGGTAGTGGAGCTGGGGCCGGGCGTTGCCGACGACGTCGGGCAGCTTGAGGTCGAGGAAGCTCGCCGTGTGCCTGATCACCGTGCCGAGCTGGGAGAGCTCCATGTTGGCGGTGTAACCACCGGCGCCCTGCTCCTGGCGCGACCGCGCCCAGCGGGCGAGCCGGGCGGGGCTGAGATCGGCAACCCGCTCGGGCCCCAGGTCCTCGACCAGGTGCTCGAGCATGTAGTGGGTGTTGCTCTCCGGCTGAACGGGCCGGCCGGCCTCGAGGCGGATGCGCTTGAACTCCCAGATCAGGGTCGCGACCGTGACGGCGTCGGACTGAACGACGCGCCGGCCTTCATCGATCCCGCTTTCCACTTGGCGAGCCCACTCCTCGGCCGCCTTGCGGGTGTCACAATACTTGCTGACGGGCCTGTGGCCCTTGCGGCGGACGAGGGCCCGCCACTTCCCTTTGATCTTGGTGAAGCTCGCCACGACTCACTCGACGACAATTCGCGACACAGTGAGCACGGTACACGAAAGAATCCCGAAAGTCTGTGACAGGATGGTAAGATAGCTTTTATGGCCCTACGCTCGCCGTAGTTCACGGGGACGGGCGCCAAGGGATCGAGTGGTCCAACGACTCATTTTTGCGACGCAGATGATGACCAACAACGGGGAAGTGAAGGTTACGGATTCGGGCGCGACGCTGTTGCTCTCGGGGCCGACGGAGGCGAGCGTGCGGATCGAGATCCTATCGCGCGAGCAGCAGGGCTCGCGCATGATCGGGGCGCCGGGGCGCGTCGGCTCGCGGTGGTTCGCGACGATCACGAAGCCGGGCGCGCCGCGGCCGCCGGATGGTGTACCAGAGGGCGCGGCGGCGCCGCGCTGCACGCTTGAGCGGCTGGGTCTGCAGGTAGTCGTGCGCGGACCGACCGAAGCGGCGGTGCTCGACGCGATCGAGAACTTGTTGACCGGCGGCGCGAAGGTGCTGGCGCCGCCCGAGTCTTCGCGTGGCGAGTGGTCGGCGGTACTCTACGCGCCGCGCTAGGCCAGCCCCCGCCGCCTTCGCGCGGCCTTCCGCGCTTTCCTCAGCGCCCGGATATCTGGCGTCACGGCGCGCTGTAGGGCCTGCTGCTCGCGTTCCCAGACCATCTGCTGGAGAGTCGCCCAGGTCGCCGCGCGCGTCTCCTGGAGCGCCGTGCGGGCGCCCAGGCGCACTTCTCGCAGGCGTTGCGCCGCGCGGGTGATCCAGTCGAACACCGGCCCATCGTGGGCCGGGTCGTATTGTGGGATGGAAGCCATGAGCCCAGCCCCGCCAGGTGTTTCAGCTCTTCGGCTCCTTCGCCGCAACAGCTTGGACCGTGACCGCGTTCGATTCGTGCGTCTCGAACCGGAACTCGACGCCGGCGAGCAGCCCGACCTCCTCATAGGTTCCGGACGGCACCACCTTGCCGAATGAGTCGTGCGCCGGCAGGTAGTGGTGCACCAGGCCGTCCTCGGCAGGCATGACCACGACCTCGGCCGGCGGGACGGCAGCTCCGGGCGCGGACGCGCTGCCCACCGCCCAGTCGCCCTCGAGCTCGACGCTGTACGGCGCTGCGAAGACCTCCCCGGACTTGGGGCCCGCCGGGTAAATCCGCGCGGAGCCGTTGGCGATCTCGATAGTCGCTTTCATTTCGCTTCTCCTTTCTTCGGTTGAGGGGGCAGCGTGTCGTGAGACGTGCTGCAGGTCCGCACGCCGACGTGCGGGATGTTGACGACGGTCTCGCTGTCGGCGCACGGTGTCTCGACTCGCACCGAAACGCAGCCGGCCAGGATGGCAGACGCGAGCGCCAGATAGCGAGCAGGGGACAAGGTCAGCCCAGAGCGCGGACCACGAGCTGCGAGCCGACCCAGCAGGCAAGGCCCGCCGCGAGCAGGTTCACGCGGCCAGCCGGCACGCCAGCTCCGGCGATGATGAAAAGCACCAAGGCCGCGATCAGCAGAATGAGACTCAGCATTTGCGTTTCCCTCCTATCAAACGACCACACCGCCATGCTTGGCGTACTCGGCGAGCAAGGTGTCCAGCTCCTCCGTGCGCTGCCCGTATCGCGATCCAGGCAAGCTCGCCCATTCCTTCTTGCACTTGTCGATCGCCAGCTCGATGCGCCCGGCGCGCACGTCATCGAGGGCCCCGCGCCCGGCGATCAGCGCGACCGCGCCCATGTCCTGATTCGCCGGGCAGAAGTCGGTGAAGCCGTACTGGTCCACGAGCCCCGCCCAGGTGCGGTGCAGGAACTGGTAAGCGCCCGCGGCCGTGCTGTAGACGTAGTAGCGCGGAATGAACACGCGCTTGTTCGGGTGCCTCCAGGGCGGAACGGAGAACTCGCCGCCCCCGACGAGTCGCCGGTAGCCCAGGTCGTCGCTCGTCCCCTCAGCCAGCCGGATCAGCCGCAGAAACGCCTGCACGTTCGGGTTGCCCAAAGCGAGCGCGAGGTCGGTGATGGTGAGGGCGGCTATCTGCGCACCCGCGGCTGCAAGCTAGGAGGGATTTCCAGGTGCAGCTCGCGCTTCTGCTTCTCGTCGAGCGACTGAATGAAAATCCATTCCTGGCGGAACTTGGTCGCCTCGTCGGTCTGCGAGGCGAGCGCGGCCATCATCTTGGCCTGGTTGGCGAGCACGAGGTCGTAGCGCGCCACGGCCTTGCCCTCGATCCGCTCTGCAAGCTCGATGACGCGCTCCTGCTGCCGCATGTCCGAGTACCAGAGCAGCCCGACGCCCACCGTGAAAAGGAGAACGAGAGTGGCTTGCTGACCCCGGACCGAGGCCCACTTGTCCCCCCATCCCGCCGCAAGCTCCGCGTCGTCGTGGTTGTTGTTGTTCGCCCGCCGCGGCGTCATCATGCCGAGGATCGGCCCGATCTCGCCGAGGTAGCGGAAGTCCTCCCACTGCATGTCACACGTCCGCCGTGACGCGCACGACATTGGTCCCGTCGCACTCGACAATCGCGCGCTTCCCATCGGCGATGGTGATGCCGGTCCCGCTCTGCGTCTTGACCCTGATCCCGCCGCCGCCGGTCGTGTTGGCGAACACGCGCCAATCTCGCGGCACCGCCGGAACGATCACATCGAGGAGCGAGGCCGAGTTGCCGGTCAGCTCCATTGATTCGCACATCGCCTGCTCGTAGGTGAGCGTCTTGTTTGCGCCGCCCATCGCCAGGGTAAACCGGCCGTATAGGAAGCGGTTGATGTGGTGCGGGTCGCGGTGATCCTCGTAACTCGATACCGTCGCCGAACCGGTCACCGCCTTGTGCATCGCCATCTTGTCGGCGGCGAACTCGGTCGCCTGCTCGCTCACCGCCAGCGATCGATCCACAGAAACGTAGCGCGTGCTCGACCCGGTGAGCGTCACGTTGCCGTTCGCCTTCACCGTCGGCGTTGCGTTGATGTACCAGCGGCTGATGCCGTAGAAGCCCCAGCTGAGGCCCGAAATTCCCGCCGCCCGCCGGCCGAAGGCGCTTACCGGCGAGTGCGCGTCGAAGAGCGCATTGACCTTCACCTCCTTCTGCTCGACGCTTGAGAGGATCGTGTCAAGGTTCGTTGCTGAGTCGGCCATTAGAATGTGATCTCCGAAGGGAAGCCGCGCCCGACGATGGCGCTCATCTGGTAGATGGCGACGCGTATCGTGCTCTGCGGCGCCCCGAAGTCCGTCGTCTGTTGCGCTGCCGTGTAGACCACCGTCGTCGCGTCGTCGACCGTTACCGTGCGCACGACCGCGTTGCTGGACACGCTGATGAAGTCGACCTCGTAGGACTCTGACTCCTCGTTGAGTGGAACGTCCACGAAGTCCCGCCACTGCCCGCCGAACCGCGTCCGCCTGCTCCAGTAGAACGTCCAATCGTTGAGCGCGGGCTGATGCCGGAACGCGGAGAGGTCTACCGGGCACATCGGCTTGAGGCCGGCGGCCGAGTTCGTGAACCCCCTGCTCGGCGCGTCGGCGATCGAGGCGTTGAACGACACGCCCTTGTACCAGCGCGCAACGCCGATCTCCGTTGTCGGCCGCGTGATCCGACGGCCTCCAGTCGGAGAGAGGAAGACGAAGCGCTCGCCGGCCGCGTGAGATGAGACGAACCTCTCCGTTCCCACCCGACCGCGCAGCAGGCCAGTAAGCTTGTAGGTCGTCCCGCTCACGAGCGTCGCGTCGCGGAACGAGAGGATCTCGGTGCCGGCGAGCGCGGTGTTGTCGCCGCGCATCAAGCCTGCGTCATCCACGCTCGACAACTCGCCGTAGTCGAGGACGACGGTGATGCTGTTCAGCTCGTCAACGATGTTCCCGCCGAGGAAGTTTCCGGGCGCGGCTGAGACGTAACCCGCGACCGTCCCGGAGGTGGAGGACGCGAGCTCCGTGAATGCGACGTCGTCCGGAGATCCATACAGGGTCGCGCCGCGCCAGTTCGCCGAAAGTGGCGAAAAGAACGCGTAGAACCCGGCGTCGTCGTCGCGCTCCCGCAGGAGCGGTATGTCGAGAAGGTGAAGCGTGGTCGGAGCGCCGATGCTCACCATCGACTGCGGGCTCTGGTCCGTGGCGCCGACCGCAACCGGATCGTAGATCGTCCCGTCGTCTTCCGAGACCCCGCGCCACTTGATGAGCAGGCCCTCTTCGCTCTTGTTCGTTATCCGTACCCGGTGAGTGCCCTCCAGGCCGAGGAGCTCGACGACGTCCGTCGGCTCATAGCGCGTGAACTTGATTCCGGTGCTCCACTCGAACTGTGTCCGCTCCAGGTGCTTGTCGTACAGCAGCACCTCCGCGATCTGCGCCGCGCGCTCCGGGGAGAGCGCGAGCGGGAACTCCTCGAAGACCTGCTCCTGTGCGCGCGTCACCAGACGGCGGTCGTACTCCGTCGCGGCTGCGTAGTCCGCATCCTTGTTCCAGAAGTTCACGAGGACCTGCCGCGGCATCTCGTCCTCCTGAAGCCGCCGGATCTCGATTGCCTCGATCTCATCGGCTCCCGATTGCCGCGCGCCCAGATCGTCGGTCGGCATCTCGACCGCTACCGCACCGCCGCGCATGACGAACTTGAGGACGAGGTCCGACTCGACGGCGTCGAACCAGTACGCCTTCTGCAGCAACTCGATCGCCGAGCGCGCGGTCATCGGCCGCCCGATGATGAAGCCGTGCAGGGTCTCGGTGAGCTGGCTCACGTCACGCTCGGCGGCGTCGAGGCCCGCCAGCTCGCAGATGTCGTCCACGACGCCGCCCACAGTCTCCGTGTCGGTGGCCGTCATGCGTGGCAGCGGCTCGATCAACTTCAGGTGTCCCGGGGACAGGTCATCGAAGTAGAACACCGCCGAAAGCGTCGGGACCATTTGAGCGACCGTCAAGCTCCCAGCGCTCTCGTGCTGGATCGTGCCGGCGCTCGTCTCTCGCTTCGACCACTTGTCGTCGTGGTTGACGTAGAGGAAGCCGTCGTGGCCGAAGTCGTAGTTCTTGAGCGAGAGGCTGGTGCTGTTGGGAAGGACGATCGTTTGCTCCACCGCCCCGGTGTCGAAGTTGAGCCGCTTCAATTCCCAGTGCGTCGAGGGCGTGGAGTAGCAGCCGGCGACCCAGAGGTTATTGTTGCGGTCCCACCGGAGGCCGTCAGAGAGATACCCCAAGTCGAACGCCGTGCCGCCGATCGCAATCGACTGGATCGCACCGCCCCTGATGCGATGCACCTGATGCGTGGTCTGCCCTAGCCAGGTCGGATGCCCGAAGGGATCTCGAAAGAGCCAGCGATTCGCGTCCGCGCTATTCCTCGTGGCGAAGGTCTCGACGTGCGTCGTCGTTGCGCCGCCCGCCGCCGGGAACGCCGGCAGCGTCTCGGGCTTGAAGCGCCTGATCGTCTCGCCGTCGATCGAGAAATAAATGTAGCCGTCGGCATCTGCGATGGCCTCGCCCCTCGGGATGCCTGTGCTCGGGTCGATACCGACCCATCCGATCTTGAAGAGCTCGCCGTTCTCGCGGAAGCCCCACGCGCCGATGAATGCCCCGAGCGCGTTGATGTTGGTGCGGGCGATCATCCAGTAGTTGCCTTCCAGATCGCGGCACAGCCCGCCCGCTCCCACCATGACGACGGTCGCGTAGTTGAGCGTCGCGAACGTGGTCGAGAGCGGCGTGTTGGCAGTAAGGAAGGCGCCGTTGTAGGCGTTGAAGAAGTTCAAGACGGCAGCGCCATTACCGCCAAGAACGGCGATTGTGTTGCCGCCATTCCACACCGATTGACCGGACAACGAAGCGCTGGATGTATAGATCGTCGGCACGGCGAGCAACGCATTGCTTCCGCTCGCCACGACCTCGAACTCAAGCTGTGGCGGATGTCCATTCCACGGGCGATTCTGGAACACGATGTAGGCCATGCCGCGGTGCGCCGGCACGTTCCCCGCGCCCTCGGTGGCCTCCATCGTCGGGTCCGGCATCTGCGTTTCCGTCCCTAGGTAGATCGTCATCTGCCCCGCGTTCGCGTTCGCGGCGAGAATGTCTGCGGTTGTGGCACCAGCCCCGACGTCGTAGATCAGCGCGCCGTCCTCCCAAATGCGACGGATGCCGAGGATCTCGTTCCCGCAGATACCTACCGCGAAGTCCCAGTCGTAGCTCCAGGTCCGATTCGTTACCTCCTGTCCTCCGCCCTTGCCGACCTCCTCGGTCTGCTCGTGGACGTGCTCGCGGACGGGGTTGTGCCACATGATGTTCCCCGCCGTTCGCGCCATCCCCTTGATGATCGGGATCCCTACCCCGTACGTCGAGGCGGTCACGCGCGTGTCCTGCATGCGCGGCCCTTCGTTGACCGCCTTCTGCGTCTTCTGGAAGAGCAACTGACCGGCGAGCGAGCCCACCATCCAACCGATGGAGGCGAAGCCGAACGAGCCCCCGACCGCAGCGCCTACCAGTCCGAGGGCGAGGATCGCCACCTTAGAGCACCCCGGGAAGCGCGTAGGCCTGCACGACGCGGTGCGACCACCAGGCGTCGAGTCGGAACTCCACGACCTTGTGGATCGGCCTCGGAGCGTAGGCGTGGATCAGCGAGAGACCTCCGGCGTGGTAGTCCCCGACGAGCGCGAGGTGCTGCGGATCGTGCTCGATCCGGAAGAGGATCACGTCCCCGCTGGATACGTCCGCGAACGCGATGCGTCGCATCTGCTCGTCGCAGATCGCCTTCAGCGAGCGCCCGTCCGGCCGGCGCGCGTAGCGCGAGACATCGAACTCGGAGAGCCCGAGTTCACGCGCTATCATGATCAGCAGGCCACCGCAGTCTATCCCCTCACGTGACCGTCCTTGGTGACGGAAGCGGGCGCCCAGCCAGCGTCGAGCGGCTGCGACGACTTCAGCGCGCACCACGGGTGATCGCGTCCATTCCTGGGACATAGGGCTCTCCGCGGAAATTCACGATGTTGTTGAACTTGTCCTTGCAGTCCGCGATGGAGCGCTTGAGGCACCCTGGGATCATCGAATAGGTATCACCGACCTGGATCGCGTCATGCATCGGGAGATAGAGCGAGAAGGTGGCGCTCGACGCCGCGTGCGAGCGGATCTCCATTTCGCGGTCGACATTCAGCCCGGAGGTCCACGTGACCTTCCCGGCGGCGAACCATCCGTCGGCTTCGGCGCGCGAGGTATCGCGAAACGTCCGCCTGTCCGTCACGTGGGTGACGGTTCCCGTGACCGTGAAGGTTCCCTCGTCGAGTCCGCAGCGCGCGTCGAAGAGGTCCGCCCGGCACGACGGCGTGTAGACCTCGCCAATCGTTTGGCTCAGTTTCTGCGCCAGGCCACGCAGCTCGGCCGTGAAGGAGGCGCGGCCGGAGCGCACCTCGCCGATCCAGCCCTTTCGCATGTAGACCACGCCATCGGCAACGCTCTGGTAGTTGACGCGGAATATCACGATCTGCGCGTGATCCCAGACGCCAGCCAGGAGATCGTCCTCCGTGATCGAGGCGGAATCGAGAAACCCGTGCACCTCGAGGTTGTCGACGCTCAGATCGGCGGTCGATTGCACCGCGGAGCCCGAGTAGCCGGTGGCCGAGACGTAGGTCACTCCGCTGATGACGAGGTCGCGGTCGTGGTCGGTGAACCCGAACACCTGGCCGTCCTGGCGCGTGACCTTCCAGCACGTCGCGAGCGAGAGCACCTCCCCGGCCAGGTGGGTCGCGAGGTTGGATGAGACGCTCTTCACTGGCGCAGCTCCACGAGCTCGACGTCCCAACTGAACGAGCCGCCGACGCTCACCCGGTGCACGTCGACCGCCATCTCGTCGATCCCGAAGCGCACGGGCACGTCGAAGCTGCCGGTCCAGCCAGTGGGCACGGCCCCGGAACTGCGCGTCACCACCCCGGTCGTGTAGTTCACCGAGTAGGTGCCGCCGCCGGCGACGCTGATCGCGCTGACCGGCTTGATGATCTTGCGGTCGGCAGTGTTCGCGCCGCTCGTGTAGCGCTTATATAACTGGTAGTCGTTGCCAGAGATCAGCGTCACCACGCCCGCAGAACCGGCCGCGGCGTAATCCGCAGGGTCGCGGAAGCGAAACCCGTTCAGGCGCCCCTGCGTAATCCGCATGAAAGCGATCAGCCCCTCGATCTGCGTCTGCGTCAGGTTGTGCACGTTGATGCGGTAGCGCTGGCGCGGGAGCGCCCAGGCGGCGTTGCGCTGCTCGTGCCCGGACATGAGCTCGACGATCTCGGTGCGCCACGACGGCCCGCCGACCATGCCCGGGGCGAGATACTCGGGAAAGCGCGGGCTCTCGATGAACGCCATCTAGCCGTTCCTCGCGATCGCCCGGTTGACCGAGCGCCCGACCTGCAGCGCGATCTGCTGCTGCGACCGCGCGTCCGCCGGGCCGCTGATGTGGAAGTTGTTGACCACGTTGACCCCGCCGGGGCTCTGGCCGGGCTGGGTGACGGTCACGCGCTCCCCGCGCGTCGCCCGGAATGCGACCGGCGTATCGTCGACGCCCCCGCTGCCGCCGACGAGGAAGCTCCCGCCGTTCGCGAAGCCGGAGAGCGCGAGCGCCTGGTTCGTGAACTGCCCGCCGCCGCCGCCTCCGAGCATCCCGCCGAAGATTTTCGACATGAGCGCGCCGAATCCGAAGCCGTTGTCGGCCGCCCCGCCCATGATCTTTTTCGCGATGTCCTGCGACGCGAGCTTCGTGACCTCGCGGAAGATCGTGTCGGTCATCCGCTTGAACGCGTCCTCGACGTTCCTGATGTCCGTGACCGCGTCGGCCAGGAAGTCCGAGAACGCCGATTCCCCGATCGTGTCGAACTTCTCCTTGACGAGATCGGACTGCGCGGCGAGCTTCTCCAGCTCGACGCGGAACCCCTCGGCCTGCAGCTTGAGCTTCTCGATCCCGGAGGACGCGGCCGCAGCGTCGAGCGCGTCGGCGATCTCCCCGAGCTGCTCGACCGCCTTCTGTCGCTCGACGCCCGTGCGGCGCAGCGCCTCGATCTCGGAGATCGCCCCGACGCGCATCGAGTTCTGGATCCGCTCCTCCGAGAGCGCGAGCCGCTCCGAGATCGTCGCG